CCGATGTCGCCAGAAGACGAAGAGAGCGCGAAGCAAGCGACGGACTACGTAAACCACATCGTACTGCAGAAAGACAACGAAGCCTTCCTGCTTTTTTATAGCGTGTTCAAGGATGCGCTGATTAAAGCGTTGAGTCCTGTCAAGTGGTGGTGGGATGAGTCGTTCAAGATAGAAGGCACGGAGTATTCTGGGCTGACACAGCAAGAATTTGTGAATCTCGTCGGTGATCCCTGGATTATCGACATCTACAACTACGAAGAAATTCCAAGCCAACTCGGCCAGCCTTTGATCAGCTGTTGCGTAACTTATAAGCGCTCCACTGGTGGGCGTGTAAAGCTATGCGCAGTTCCTCCAGAGGAAAGACTGATCAATCGCGATGCGCGAAGTCTGGATGACGCGACATTGTGGGGCCATCGTCGTGATATGACGATTTCTGAGTTGGTTTCGATGGGATTTGTCTACGAACAGCTCGTCGAAATGTCTGGTAACACTGAGAATGCGACGAACACTGAGAAGGTTGAAAGGTATGACAACCAGGGTTCGCTCAATGACAAAACTCGTAGCGATCTTGATCCGTCACAATGGAAAGTGGACGTTGTCGAAGCGTATGTCAACGTAGACTTGGATGCAGACGGGATTGCGGAGCGGTATAAGATATGGTGTGGCGGTTCCAACTGGGAAATCCTTGAAAAGGATGATGGCGACCTGGCTATCGATCTATGGGACGAGATTCCAGTAAGCGAATTCTGCCCAGATCCAGAACCACATATGGCTACAGGTCACAGCGTTGCCGAAAATGTGACTGACGTGCAGCGGATTAAGTCAAATCTGCTACGCGGCGCCCTCGACAGCTTGTCGCGTTCTATTTTCCCGCGAGAAGAAGTTGTCGAATCTGCGGTCAACATGGATGACGTGCTGAATCCTGAGATTGGTGCTGTGATTCGTGCCAAAGCGCCTGGAATGATCAGGGAAATCACTACACCATTCATGGGCAAAGAATGTCTTCCGCTTCTTGGTTACATGGACGAACTGAAAGCGAATCGCACTGGAATTAGCGCCACCACGCTTGGCTTGAATCCCAAGTCTTTGCAGAGCGCCACGCATGACGCCGTGGAGAATTCAGTTACGGCGGCGCAAAGCCAATTGGAAATGGTGGCTCGCATTTTGGCCCAAACTGGAATGACTCGCTTGTTCAAAGGGATTCTGAAATGCATCACTCAGAACCAGGACAAAGTGAGTATGGTCAGATTGCGGAATAATTGGGCTCCAATTGATCCGCGTGCCTGGAATGCTGGGATGGATGCGATTGTAACCACTGCACTCGGCCGTGGCACTGAAGGTTCGAAAATGGCGATGCTGAATGCGATCGCTGAACGCCAATGGACAGCGATCACTGTGCTCGGACAGCAGAATCCTATCTGCACGTTGGCAGAGTATCGCGAGACTTGCGCGGAAATGGTAGGGCTAACTGGTTACTTTAATCCAGATCGCTTCTTCCTGCCTGTGCAAACTTCACAGCAGTTGCAACAGTTCTTCCAGCAGTTCCAGCAAGGGCAACAGCAATTGCAGCAGTTGCAACAGCAAGTGGGGATGCTCAGTGCCGAACTCAACAAGCGTAGCCAGGCCGCGGCGAATAAGGACTTGGCCACTGCGGGTAAGGCTCAAGCTGAAACTACACAGGTTATTGTCGAGACTGCACAGCTGGCTGCTGGAGCAAACGTAGATCCAGGTGCAGCCAAAGACGAGATAAGGGCTATCACAGTTGGACGCTGAGACTCGTGCAAAATGCACATTAGCGAATCAGTTGCTGGGAGACCCGGAATTTAATGCTTTGCTTTCAGAAATGGAAGATGATACAATAGAATCCTTCACTTCATCTCAGCCGAAAGATGTTGAAGTACGTGAAAATGCGTACGCTGACATGAAGGCGATTGGAAGGCTCCGAGCAAAACTGAAAAGTTACTCGGATAACTTTAAGCTCGATGAACATCGGAATAGGAGAAAGACAGATGCCCTTTAACGTAGACGGTTCCGGAACCGAGACAGAACATGTCAGTTCCGAAGACACCGCAGAACAGCAATTTGGTAATCTACTCGACCTAGGTCGAGAGCCCAATCCTGCTGTTGGGGTAGCGAGTAAGGTTGGAGCAGAACGTGCTGCTTCTGGAGAAGAACCTGAGGAATATGCTTCACAGGACTCTCGAGGCCCAGCAGACGAAGGAGCTACAAGCGCTGACGTAGGTGACAATTCTGTAGATGACGGCGATGGCTCAGTCTTCGAATTCACCATCAATGGCGAGAAGCGCGAAGTCACGCAACGTGAACTTCAAGATAGCTTTATGTTCCAGTCTGATTACACGCGCAAGACTCAGCAGTTGGCGGAACAGCGTAAGCAGTTTCATCAACATGCCGAGGCTGTAGTCCAGGAACGTCAGCAGTATGCTCAATTGCTTGGCGCCTTGGAACAGCACCTTAACCAGCTGCAGGGCGCCGAGCCAGACTGGGCTACATTGGTGCGTACTGACCCGATCGAGTATCAGGCACAGCGCGCCATGTGGGATCAGCGGCAGCAGCAATTACGAGCGGCACAGCAAGAGCAACAGCGTGTGATGGAGCAGAACCAACGCGAATACAGAGCGCGAGTTCAAACTCACATGCAAACGCAACGTGATGCGTTGCTTCAAGCCCGACCGGATCTTCGAGATTCCCAAGTTGCACAGCGTTTCCAAGTTGAGATCATGGACTATGCTAACAAGTCTTACGGCTTCACTCCGCAGGACATTGGTAGTCTGATGGATCATCGAGTATTCCTGGTACTCGACAAAGCAAGACAATTTGATATGCTGCAAGCAGCGGGTACTCAGAAGGCTGTGAAGGTGAAACAGCAACCAACGATGCGTCCTGGGTCTGCCAAGGGCGCGCAGACTACGGCTGTCCGCAAGTTGAATGACGCCAAAAAGCGGTTGCGCGCAAGCGGAGACATCCGCGATGCTAGCGCAGCATTTGAGACACTTCTGTAGGAGTACATTGCAATGCCGAAGGTAGATGATGCCTTTACCACATACGACGCCCAGGCGAATCGTGAAGATCTGTCCGATATTATCTACAATATCGATCCGTTCGACACGCCAATCATGACTGCGATTGGTCGCCGCAACATCTCGAATGTGGTGTTCGATTGGCAGACCGAAGATCTGCCAAATGTTGATACCGCCGCAGACCTGGAAGGTTTCGAGCTTGCTCGCGCTGCAGCAACCCCGACTGTTCGTCAGACGGGCGTGGCGCAGATCAAGCACCGAGACGCAACGGTTTCCGGCTCACAGGATGCAGCCAACCCCGCGGGAAAGCGGAAGGAGATGGCGCATCAGATGGCGCTTGTCAGTAAAGCGCTCAAGCGTGATTGCGAGAAAATCATGTTTGGCACCGCCCAGGTTGCAGCCACCGGCAGTGCCGCGGTTGCCCGCACCACCCGCGCGTTCGTTAACTGGATTTACACCAATACGACTTTCCAGTCTGGCGCATTGGGAGCAGATCCTATTCCTGGTACCAACACGCCCGTTGTCGATGACGGAGTTCCAGTGGCGTTCACTGAAGACATGCTGAACGACACCCTGGAGCTGTGCTACATGAATGGCGCTGAGCCTTCATTGCTCTTCGTCAACGCACACAACAAGCGCGTTGTGTCAACGTTCCTGGGCCGTACCTCTGCTCGCCAGATGATTGCGGCGAACAAGGTGGTCAATAGCGTGACGCTCTATGCGTCTGACTTCGGGGATCTGAAAGTGTTGCCCCATCGTTGGATGCGCGGAAGCGATGCGTTCCTGATCGATCCGGCCTACGCGCGAGTTGCGTATTACCGCAAGTTCCAGCGTTCACCGATCGCCAAGATTGGCGATGCCGACACGGAAATGATCTTGACCGAGTTCGGTCTCCAGGTCGACAACGAAGCAGCACACGGCGTGATTCGCGATTTGGTCGCCGCGTAACACTTCGAGCGGAAAACGGGGTACAATGGGGCCTGATAGGAATATCAGGCCCTTTTTATTATGAGCATGACAACTTTAATCAATGCGTTCGGTGCTTACTGCACTCGAATTCACAGTGAAGATGGCAAACTCATCGAGCAAACCAGCGTAGATGTAGAGCCTATTCTGGAAAGTGTCGCCGCAGCCCGTGAAGCCAATGCGACACATGGTGGCCATAGAATGAGCCGAAACCTGGTTCCTGTGGCGGAAATACCAGCGACTGAATACGTCAGAGCGTGTCGCTTAGGTGTGCAGAATGATCCGGCGTATTGGCGAAGATGGGCCAACGCTCCTGAAAACAAAGTCTTTCGTATCACCAAAGGGAGACTGTAATGCCAATCAGTAATTACGGCGAGTTAAAGATTGCAGTCGCCGATTTGATCGATCGCCATGATATAGAACCAACTATCGTTGCCGATTGGATCAAAATGGCTGAATCGAAGATGAACCGATTGCTCAAGCACAATCGCGTTTATTGCCGAGGCGCTACTATCGGCTGGAGAAGCAATTTGTTGATTCCTCTTCCTGAGGATTGGCTTGAAGGCCACAACATCGAAGTAATCGTCGCCAAAGATAATCCAGAGGACCCCACGAGCCCACTCGATGGCGAACGGTACCAACTGGTTTATCAATCTTCTGATCTCATCGACATGATGCGTCAAGGAAGAACTCCTACTATCCCAAGCTACACGTTCTTTGATGGCGTCATTGAGATTTACCCGGATCCGAAAGCAGAATTCCGCGTGCAGATGGATTACTACAAGAAAGTCCCTGCACTCATCACAGATTTGCAGACGAACTGGATGCTGACAGAGCATCCGGATCTTTACCTATATGGCGCCGCAGTTCACTCGGCACCATTCTTGCGCGATGACATGAGAATCCCAATGTGGGATAAAATGGCTACGGAAGGCATTTTCCAGTTAAATGAGCGCAATGATCGCTCCAGGACTTCTGGTAGCCGACTTGCGCGTAGGGTTGCGTACAGCTTAGGCTAATGTCATACTTATACAATTATTGCCTTTACAACGAAGGCAAGTACCAGTCAGAGATATGGGACGTCAGTTGCCCATTATGGGATACTGTACCAGATGAGGTAAAAAGCGATTGGGCGTGCAGCGCCGCTGAGGACGGGAGTTGGGAACAGCAATCTGATCCTACAGGCGATTCTTGGAAATGCAATCCAAACGCAACTGACGACGCAAATATATCTACACCGGTGTTTGAAGAAAATGCCTAGTTTGACACCACGTTACAGCTTTAATCTCCCTACGCTCAATGGCGAAGACGGGAGCTGGGGTGCGTTACTCAATACCAATTTTGAGATTATAGACACACTCCTCTTTGACATGCAGGCGATGATCGATGCGCTAGATGTTCCTGAACACGGCGATCTTGTAGGCCTGGATGACGATGATCATCCGCAGTATTTGACCATAGCCAGGGCTGACACGCGTTACTACACCGAAGCTGAAGTAAATGCGTTAATTGCTGCAATTCCAAAGATTCCTCCTGGCGGTCTTACAGACCAGATACTCGCTAAAGTCAGTAATGCGAATTATGATACCCAATGGGTAACTATCACTATTCCGCCAAGCGGTACTTCTGACCATGGAATGCTGACAGGATTAGCTGACGATGACCATCCTCAGTACCTGAATACAGCTCGTGGCGATGCACGTTACTACACTGAAACTGAGGTAAATGCGCTACTCGCGGCAATACATGGTATCCCTGCTGGTGGTGCTACTGGTCAAGTATTAACCAAAATCGATTCTACTAACTATAATGCTAATTGGCAGACCCCTGCTACTGGTGGCGTAACTGACCACGGTTTGTTGACAGGATTGGCTGACGATGACCATCCTCAATACCTTAATCAAGCACGCGGCGATGCGCGTTATTATACGGAAGCTGAAGTCAATGCGCTGATCGCAGCAGTACCGAATTACTGGACTCTCACCTCTTCCAATATCACAAATAACAACGCTGGTAATGTAGGCATTGGCGCAGCCCCTGGCGCGTTCAAGCTTTCAGTAACAGGTACCTTTAATGCCACTGGCGCGACCACGTTAGGCAACTCGCTCGGAGTAACGGGCTCTGTCACGCTGAATGCTCTCGCTGGTACTGGCAATCGCATGGTTATAGCGAGTGCGACTGGTGTATTAAGCGCACAGACGATACCAACAATTCCGCCTAACTACTGGACATTAACTGGTTCTGATATAGCTAATAACAATGCTGGTAACGTCGGTGTAGGCGGCGCGCCAGGACTATTTAAGTTGGGTGTAACTGGCTCTGGCAATTTCAGTGATTCTTTAAGCGTTGGAATTCCTGCAGATTTTTGGGCAGGTACTCCTGATGGGTTTTTCAATCTAGTTGGTCGTCCTGGCGCTTTGCTTGGTTGGGTTGGTTCAGCAGGTAGCAACAGAGTAGTGGTAGGCAGTAATGCTTATCGCAATAACGCTTCAGCGACAAGTTATCTTGGTGCTGGTGGTGTAGTCAATAATGGTTCGCAGATTGAACTTGCTCCAACTGGAGAAATTTTCTTCAAGAATGGCCCAGCTTCAGGGATCAATCTGACCCAACGCATGCTCATTGACGCAGCCGGTGATGTTGGGATTGGTTCTGCTCCACCAACTGGCAAGTTGGGCGTCGACGGTAACATTGGCGGAACCGGTAACTTGTATTTGTACGCTGCTTCTACCGTCTCATCCATTCTTGAACTGGGTTCTGGACGAACAGGCAATGGTAACAGTTACATCGACTTAATTGGTGATGCGACCTATACCGACTACGGGTTGCGAATGATTCGCACAGCAACTGGTGCGAACACAAATAGCCAGATTTTGCATCGCGGAACTGGCGAACTCAGCTTGAAAGCAGTGGAAGCAGGCACTCTTGGGCTTTACACCAATAACGCTGAACGGTTAAACATTTCCTCTGCTGGCCTAGTCACTATTGCTAATCTTGCTGGTTCTGGCACTCGTATGGTTACAGCTGGCGCCGCTGGTGGCTTAGGTACTCAAGCGATACCATCAGCTGGTCTTGTAGCCATTAAAGGAACCGCTATCCCAGCTTTTGTGGGCGGTACTGGCATTAGCTATAACGCTAGTCGTTTTGTGCGTTGGACGCGCTTTGACGATGTAGTTCATGTCACTGGGCGTATCCACTGGACAGCTTTGACTGGTTCGGCCGTCATTGTGCAAATCAATCTTGGTGATCTGCCTATGCCAGCGGGTCTGTATAATCACCTTACATGGGGCATGTCTAAAGGGGTTGACCTGTCTAGTACTTATTTCCATCACACACTGTGGCTGACTAATTCAGGTCTTAATATCTACGCACAGCCTCATGTTATATCATCATCAACGGATGACGTAGCAACGTACACCTATAACTCATTGGCCAGTGCAGGCTACATCAATTTTGGTGGCACGTACCACACTGACGCAACGTAACTAGAGGGTTTTACTATGACCACCCCGATCAATCCGCAGTACATGGCTAGTGGCCTCATCGTTCAGGAGATCAGACTGGCTTTTAACCCAATCTACAATGGTGTTGAATGGGTGGCGGATATTGCCAATATCGAAGCTACAGTGACCGTGCTGTTGGTTGATGATGAAGACCCTACTCTCACCCAGGTTAAAGTATTTCCTTACAGCGCTCTTCCGCAGATGGGCAAGAACCGCATTGACAACGCGAAGACGTATTTTGAACAACGCGTCGCTGATAGTTATTAGCCTGTGTTTATCAGGCTGCGCTATGCTGGGTCGCGATTTCCAGCGAATACATATTGAGAAAAAGTGTGAAGTGACTGTAACTCGCGGTGGAGCCAAATACGGACAACCTGATAACGAACACATTAATAAAGTGAAATTAGGACCAGACTGCACAGTAGATGTGGAGACTGAAGACGAGCAAAATGTACCTCAACAACAGGAGAATGAAGATGGGCGTTAAAATTGAACTGACAACTGAACAGGAAGCGGCCGTACTCGCTTCATATGGTTACGACGACATCGTACGGGAAGACACTCCGGATACTCCGGAAGCAGTTGTACAGGCTTTTGACAAGTTGTATGGCATTCCTTTCGGTACTCCGCACAATGGCAAGAATGGCGATCTGAAGCTGCGCACAGCGGATGGCCTAGTCACCTGGAAGTTCTACGTGGATGGCGCGTTGGCTGCACTTGGTGGCGTAAGCGATCATGGCGGCGATTTCCACATCAGCACTGTTGCTGATGAGATGGCCAAGTGGGATGGCGGCGGTTATGAGAACATCCTGGCCAAGATTGAAGACACTGGTCTGGCTCCTTCTGATTATGCTGTGTTCCCAGAGAACATCGGCCAGGTGACTCTGTACGGCGTGCCTTTCGAAGGCGATGAATGGAAGTTGGAGATGTGGCAGGAGAACAAACTGCAGTACACTCTCACCGGTCCAGTCTATACTCCACAAGATCTGGTCAAGTTCACGCTCTACCAGTCCGGGTCAATCCTGGGCGTTCAGTACCAATGGAAGTAAGCAAAGGAGAAGTGTCATGACACTGCGATTGATTTTCTGGATTCTCATGTTGTTCTGGGCTGTTGGTATATTCGCTGGCCCTCGTCTTGGACCGTGGGCGCCGACTGGCAGCAATATCGTGCTGTTTGTGCTGTTGCTCATCCTGGGCTGGGCCGCGTTCGGGCAGCCCATCCAAGGATAGTTTGTACATAAAGATTCTCATCTAGTATTATATTGAAAAGGAGAACGCCATGCCACATACACAAGACCAACTGAATGCTGCTAAAGCAGCGTACGATCGCTTCAAAGTTGCAACTGGCGGTCGTGCTTTCAACGCAACAAAGCTTCCTGATTTCAGCATGTTGGGGCCATCACAAGTAGATGGCTGGGTTGCAGCGGTAGATGAAACTGTCGCTGAACCTGAAAAGGAAGAAGAGGAAGAAACTGCACCTGTGAAGAAGAAAGTCTTCGTTAAAAAGAAAAAGTAATGACGCTTCCAGCTTCAGGGCCGATTACACTCAACGCCATCGAAACCGAATTCGGTGGCGTTGATCAACCTTTAAGCGCGTTTGTTCGCGGTGGTCTTTATGTGCCTGATACTACTGCAAATGCAAAGATCCCTAAAGCTGAACCAATAAAGCTCACTGATTTCTACAAAGGTACTGCTGCGCCCGCGGTACCGAATACCGTACTGAACAAAAAGACTGTAGCGCCATTCATTACGTTGCACCAGACTGGACTTACTGCGGTAGCGCATAGCGAAGTACAACCAACTGTACAGAACGCGAATGAGCGATTTGTCGTTGACATGATCGTAAAGTGCGGTCCAGGACAGATCGATTCCGCGCAGATGCTCCCGCATAGAAGTGGTTACTTGTGGGCGAAAGAGCGGATGCAGATTCTTGTAGGCGTAGACGCATCTAGTCTCAACATGCTCTTTGAAGGAATCTCGATCGATATGTACTTGACGGATTCTGCCAAGGGGTACTTTGGTTGCCGAGCATTGCGAATCACTGATAGTGGGAACGTATCATATTCTGCTCCACCAAGGAATAATTACTTTCAGGGTCCTGGATCAGAGTACTTTAATGATGTACTCCCGAATACCACTCCTACTGGCTACATCAAGCTAAGAGTTTCGCGTGGTGCCTCAGTCGTTTCATTTACTAGCAACGGCATCAAATACGCATTGACATATCAAGTGACGATGTTCCGTAGGCCTACTTGGGCTGCAGTATGGAACCAAGTATGGAATATCAACGTTCCAGAGGTTCTGTCGTCATTCAATAACGCTCGTCCTTATAATGCAGGCGGTGCCATCGTTATAGGGAACTCGAATTATCCAGGAGGTGGAGTCTGTAACCTCTCCTTCTCCAGTATTAAACCTGTTCTTGGCGTAACCGTACCGCCAGCGGAGGATGAATAAAATGCCTGACACAAATACAACAAATTATGGATTTCTCAAGCCAGAAGTCGGTGGGTCAACTGATACTTGGGGCGAGAAACTCAATGACAACTTCGAGGACATCGATGGCATTCTGATCGAGTGCTTCAAGAACGATGGCGGAGATATTGCCAATAACAAGTCTCCTCAGCTGAATATGGGTGGCTACAAGTTTGCACTGGAAGGGACTTTGCCAGCAACTCCTACGACTCCTGATACCCGAACATTGGTCATCAAACTCAACGGTGTGACTATCTTCAGGCTTAACGCTACCGGTCTCGTTGCTAATGACTTAACTGCCAAGACACCAGTATAATGCCAAACGTACCTATACAGATCCCACCGGGCATGCTCCTGAATACTACGGAGTACGATGCTATGGGGCGTTGGGTCGATGGAAACTGGATCAGATTCTGGCGTGGTAAGCCCAGGCCTATTGGTGGTTGGGACGTAGCGCAAGATGGCGGTGTAGACGCTGTGCTCAATGGCACTGGACGTTCACTGCATTTCTGGCGAGACTTGTCACACAATAGCTGGATTGCTATAGGCACCCCCGCAGCACTCTACGTGTATGATGGCAGTGACTTGATCAACATTTCTCCAGTGGTGAATCCTGTCCCGCCAGGTCCAGAAGAAGGCGGTACAGGCTTTGGCTACGGCGGTGGAGATTACGGCGCCGCTGCCTACGGCACTGCTCGTGCTTTCACCAATCTTACATTCGATCCAGGTATTTGGACGTTCGATAACTGGGGCGAAGAGCTGATCGCATGCCCGAATTGGTATGGTGCTATCTACAAGTGGGTTCCTGGCACTGCCGCGGCGGTATTGATTGAACCTCTGACAGGTACCGAGGTCCCACAGAAAGTCAGCGGTATATTGGTAACCAATGAAAGACATCTAGTGGCGATCGCCGCAGGCGAATACTCCACCACGTGGAAGCGGAACCCGTGGAGAATCGCCTGGAGTACGCAAGAAAACTATGCTCAATGGACTCCATCTGTAACGAACTCAGCAGGTGATTACCAACTGCAGACTGCGGGTGATGCTGTTTGTGGTACAAAATTCAGAGAAGAGAATCTGATATGGACCAAGGTAGATGTACATCGAATGACATATCTTGGCCCGCCGTACTACTATGGCTTCAAGCGTCTTGGCGATAACGCTGGAATCGCGGGCGCACAGGCTTTCGCGGTTACTAATAGCTTTGTCATCTGGGTGTCAAGGGATGCCATTATAATCTATGACGGCGTTGTACGCGAACTTGCTCCTGAGGTTAGCGAATACTACAAGAGCAAGATAAACACGCAGTTCTTCCCGAAGACTGTGGTTGGCCACAATCCAATATTCAATGAAATCTGGATCTTCTTCGTCCGCGTTGGCGAATCAGAAGTTTCGGATTACATCATCTGGAACTACGAAGAGAACACTTGGGCGGTTGGACAACTCTCTCGTTCAGCCTGGTCTGAAGCCAGGGTCTTTAATTACCCTGTAGCTGTAGAACCATTCAGGGATGGCGCTAATTACTTCTCCAGGTTGATTCTACATGAGAAAGGTTTCTTGAACAAAGGGTTGTCGCGCAATAATGAGATCTTTATCAAGTCCTCACCGATAGAATTAGGCGTTGGCGATAACTTGATGGTCGTGCGCCGCTTCGTTCAGGACGCGAAGTCTGATGAATCTCCGCCGGCCACTTCGCTCGAACTGACATTCGAGTATAAACTGGCCCCGGAAAGCATTACGAGAACCTTCGGTCCTGTGAGCGCGGAAACTACGCGAGGTTACACTGATGTACGATTCACTGGGCGTCAAGTGGCACTCACTTTTAATCAAGTTGTTGATGCTGACTGGTCTATTGGTCGTTATCGACTCGAGCTTGTTCAAGGAAGCGGACGATGAACAAGTCTCTTGATCGCTTCGAGATATATGATCCGCAAGAGTTTCAGCGTGTACAGCAACTCGTGGATAACCTTAATCGAGAGACGTACAAACGTAACGAACATGTCGACATCGTTGGAGATGTTGATGCAGGTGGGCGTAAGCCACAGCTCATTTTACGCTCTCCTGATGGACGTCGTTGGACTATAAACGTTAGTAACGCTGGTGCTATAACTGCTGCATTGGTTGTGTGATGGATGACAAAGTAAAAAAGCCATCGAGCGTCGCTGAAGCAGCGATTAACGAAGTTGCGTTTATCGCTTGGGTCGACGCAGAGGTAGACCGTTGCTGGCCTTGGTTAGAACAAGCCATGCGTCGAGGAGTTCCTGGTGGTATAATCACACATGGTATAGACGACATCAAAAAGATGGTGTTTACTCGACAAGCCCATCTATGGACGACGCCAAATGGCGTGGCATTAACTACGTTTTCGCAATACCCGCTCTGCCGCATCATGAATATCTGGCTCCTGGGGGGAGATTTTGAAGAAGTTTTCGATGTTCACAATGATGCGGTAGAGCACTTTGCGCGTTCTAATGGTGCCAGGTTGCTCTACGCTCAAGGCCGGCCGGGCTGGGTTAGAAGACTGAGAGACCGCGGATACAAAGAATGCCAACGTATAGTGACCAAGACGCTTTAGCGCTCACTCGTCCTCCTGCGAGTGGTTTGGGCTACATGCGCGCTCTCGCCGCAATGGCTTCTCAGCTAGGCTGGATGGTCCCCGCTGGTCTTGCAGGATCTTACGATCTCTTGACTGGCAAAGGCATGGCTGAAGCAGATGAGAGCATCAAGAGCCTCATGGCCAATGCGTATTCGCCCACTGACGAAGACTCTTTCGCTGCGATGCAGGATGTCGCTGACTTTCCATTGTCCGCATTGGCTAGTAAAGCGTCAGAAGTCGGCGGCGATATTGGCTACGATATAGCCGGACCTGCTGGTGGAACTCTTGGCCAAATGGGGCCAGATTTACTAGACATGATGTTCGGCTCACATGGCACTGCGTCGCAGGCAGCGATGATGATCGCCAGGACGCTGCCGGCACCACACAATGACCTAGCTCAAGTTACTGCTATCCATCCAAGTGTAAGGTCTCAGTTTGGATCAGCGTCAAGATTACCTAGTCGTGCTGCCACTTCATATATTGTTGAAGGAAATAACTCCCGCGGTGATCCACTGGACTTAGGCAAGATTGCTGATGAGTGGAAACGTGCAGGAACGAACGCTACTACTGGTGCTCCAGTTTTTGGAGATCGCTACGACTTTTCTAGAGCGTTAAGAAATGAATCTACTAGTACCACTCTCGGAAATGTACTAGCAGAAACAGATCCGCATAGCCATCTTCCTGGCATATTCAGAATGGGTCTTACTGATATTGCGCCATTCCTGCGAGGGCAACCGCAGAAGTACGGCAATTTCATGTATAGCAACGTGTGGGATGATCTACTTGGACTTGGTTTCGAGGTAGGTAGCGATTTGCCTGGTAGCGTTTCTCGTGAAGCGAGACGGGTTTATAACTCTATGGATATGAATAAAAAGTACAACATACATAACAATCCAGACCCTAGTAGTTTACCTCTGGACCCATTGTTTCTCGTTGATGGTTCTGGCAATCCTATTGTTAATCGTTTTAATGCGTCAGATGGTCGTACTGCTGGATACATGGTCGATGAACCAGAAATGTACTTTTTTGATCAGCGAGTAGATCCGGATTCTTACTGGCCAGATGACACAGCGTTCTTGGACAGACTTGCGCGCTCAGGTGGGACGCAGCAGTATCCTAATGCGCAGTTCTTATCGTTGATGGACCCGCATGATTTTGTGCGTATGACTACTTTCAGTCCATACCAGCCAGCTGAGATTGCAGCAGAAAGTTTAAATCTCCCAAACATGGCTGGTTTTGGGTCTACACGCATTAACGCTAACAGGGTACGTAATAATCAACACTTTGATGCGTTCCCTATGCTGAATATAGACCCAAGAGATTCTAGGATTGTTGGTCATGAAGGTAGGCATAGATCATCAACGTGGGCTCGACAAGGTGGCGAGTTAGTTCCTGTACGCCTTAGGTTTACTGATGCTGACAGACCGCCAACTGGATTTCCAGCTCGCGCGCAAGATTTGAAAGGGCAGTTCAGACCGAATGAAACGTTGATGCTTGACCCTAACAAGACTAGATCGTTTTCACCTCAACAGTACTCTATATTCGAGATTCAACAACTGCTCCGTGACTACGTGCTCAGTAGGCCGATGCGATAATGGCTACTAAATCGAGTTCTTGGCAAGATCCGGTTCCGCCAGCGAGTGTTCTAGGCTACATGCGCGCGCTCGCCGCGATGGCTTCACAGCTAGGGTGGACTATACCCGCTGGCCTGGCTGGGTCCTATGACTTATTGACAGGAAAAGGTGTTGAAGAAGCAGATAAAAGCATTCGCGATCTCATGGGCAATGCCTATTCGCCAACTGATTCTGACTCGCAGGCAGCAATGCAAGACATCGCGTCGTTCCCGCTATTCCAGATGTTCAGCAAAGCAGCAGAGAAGGCGGGCGATGTCGGCTATGACATAGCTGGGCCAACTGGTGGGATGCTTGGTCAGCTTGCTCCTGATGCGCTGGACATGCTGTTTGGTTCACATGGTGCCGGCCCAATATCACAGGCGATGATAATGACTGCGAAAACAGTCCCTACTCCTCGAGGAGAAGCGTCGCAGATTACTACGATATTTCCTGACTACCAAAGAAATCCTCGTGGTACTCCAGATCTTCATGCGAATTCTTATCTTGCTCTTGGGGATGAGAAACTCGATTTGTATGATTATAAGAACAAGCTATTTGAACCTATGAGTACAAGGCAGTTACTTCAGCCTAATAGTAGTTGGCCAGTATTAGGGTCAGAAGTTCTTAAAGACATGACCGGTCAAGAGGTTCTTGGTACGGTAAAAATGCAGGCGGATGGTCCTTCTAACAGCATGTTTGGGACTACTTACGGTGGACTGATGCATCCAGATCTTCAAGGTATAGGCCTTGGGAACGAGATGTATAGTAACATCTGGGATGATTTGCATTCGCTTGGGTTCGCCACTGCTAGTGATTCATTTGAGAATGTTTCTGATGCTGCGAAACGCGTTTATGAATCTAGTAGGATGAATAAAAAGTATGACATTCAGCCAGGTGGCGCACGTCCGGGATCAGATAATCCTCAGTATATTGCTACTGGACCTGGCAATCCCAATATCGCTCGTTTTCTAGACAAAACAGGGTATACCGGCGAAGAAGCGATTCGGTATCCTAACACATTCTTTTTCGATGAGCGCGTAGACCCGAATTCATACTGGCCTACAGACATAGTGACTCTGGAGAAGATGGCTAAAGAGTCAAGGGCGAGTAACAGAATGCCATTGGATCAGTTCTTAACGCTGATGGACCCCTACGAGTTCTTGAGAATGACGCTTGACTCCACTAAAGACATAGGGAGCATAGCATTAGACGGGCTGTTTAATCCGCGGACTCAGAAACGAGAGACGCGTCTCAATGCTTTCGATGTATACACTCAAGCAAATCCGCGTGAGACATTCCCGTATCTACTGATAGGACCAGACACTGGTAAGATTTTAGGTCACCAAGGTAGACATAGAGCTTCAGTGTGGGCACGGCAAGGACATGAGAAATTGCCAGTGCAATTACGGCTTGCTCCATTTGTCGGAGCAAATGGTCCTACTGCGATATTACCTAATGTATTAAAAGGGCAATTTGATGGTTCTAGAACGTTACCCTTAAGTCAAATTCATGGTAAAATGTGGCCACTGCTTCCTAAAGATGCGTACTTACAGAGTATAAATAGAGCACTCGGTAATCAGTACGGCCGTTCAGAGCATCCGTATTAAAGGGAATTGGAATGGCGTCGTCAAGTAAAGTAGGTGATACAACTCGGCCGGGTGGGCCTGGCGGGCTTGTTCCCGGCGGTTCAGGAGCTCCATTCTTACAGAACGGACAACCCGGATTGCCAATGCAAGGTGGTAAACCTGGCAATGGCGCTCCACAGCAAGGCAGTAAACCTGGCAACGGCGCTCCACAGCAAGGCAGTAAACCTGGTGCTATGCCTGGTCCTACTGCGCCCGGTGGTGGTCCTATAGCTGGACCAGTGAACAACTCGCCAACGATGTATGGTCCAGCGATAAGTGCCATGCCGGCTGGTACAGTTGGTGGTCCTGCTAATCCATATACTGGAGTAGTGCCTGGAGCGATTCACCCAAACTATCTCGCTATGCAGCGGGAAGCAATGGGAAACTTCCAGCCTCAGACTCCTGGCCATAGCGCAGAGGCTCTTAAAGCACTGGCTGGACTTAGCCGTGGATCTATTCCTGCAGCCACAACTCCTCAGCAACAAGGTCCTGGACGTCCAAGTGGTCCTGGCAACACAGGTACTCCTGGCAGTGGTTCAGGGGTCAATTCGCCGAACAGCGGATCCGGTACAGGTACTGGTGGCATTGGCGGTGGCGGTGGTCTCGGCGGCAATCAGAACGGATATCCAATCAGTGGGAATCCGCAATACAATGATTACATAGGCGGTGGGCCTATCACTAACAGCCCGCAAGCCGGCAATGAGCAGTTACTTTGGATCGCTGAGAACGCTCCTTGGCTTGGTAGAGCTTTAGGAATTGGTACTGGATTGCCTGCTGGCGGAATGGCTGGTAAAGCTTTCCAGGATTACGTATTCGATAATTACTATTTCCAGAATGACGCTCCTTGGCAACCAAGTGATATGGAAGAAGCAATTGCCGCGTGGCAGAACATGTCACCAGCGCGGCCAGCTAATCCGATCAATTTCCCTGGCGCAGGAGCAGGTAGCATTCCCGGCAGTGGTCGTGGATTTGGTTGGCAGACAGTTTACCAGAGACCTCCCGTTCCTATCGGTGAAGGTGAAGAAACTCCGCCGCCAAAGAAGAGGAGTACGTAATGGGTAATATACTTGACCCGGATGTCCAAAATGGCACAACCACAATGGAGATTCCGGAGTGGCTGAAAACCGCTTATCAAGCGAACATGGGAGCGGGACAGGCTCTAGCGAATAGGCCATACACTCCTTACGATCAGCAGATGATTGCTGGATTTAACCCAATCCAGAATAACGCGATCGGTTCAGCGAATCTCTATGGTAACATGGGGATGGGTGCGCTAGGGAATAGCTATAACGCATTAACCAATAGCACTGGTGCCAATATGGCCGCAGGTGCTTATGGCGGAATGCAACAATTGCTTGGCCAACTCGGGGCCAATGGCGCTCCACAGGTAGGTTACAACAACGCTAACGCGGTTAATGCCAGTCGTGGTGCAGTTCGCGATGTAAGCGGCGGTTCGTTCCTGGACCAGAATATGGGTGCTTACATGAACCCATATACTCAGAACGTTTCTAACAACGTGATGAGTGACATGAACCGCATGGGTACGTTGCAGCAGAATCAGAATAACGCTGGTGCAGCTGCCGCTGGCGCGTTCGGTGGTAGTCGCCACGGTGTGCAGAACGCTGTTACCAATTCTGAAGCACAACGCAATTATGGTCAGATGTCCAATCAGCTCTGGAACCAAGCGTATGATAGCGCTACGGGTTTGGCTGGGCAAGATCTTACTCGCGGATTCCAAGCAGGCGTATCGAATCAGGGAATGGACTGGAATACTCAGGCGCTTAATGCGCAACTGGGTACGCAAACGAATCTTGCCAATGCGAGTAACAAGCTCACTGCTGATCTTGGCAATCAGAATGCGTCGACAAACCAGAATGCCCTCATGGGCAATATCCTGGGGAACATGAGTTCCACAGGAATCAATATGGGCAACCTCGGCTTGAGTCAAGGTATAGCCCTACAGAATTATGGGCAAGCTGGATTGAATGCTCAGAACGCTGCCGGCCAGATGGTGCAGGGTCAAGAGCAGAATCAGCTTACCAACAACTATAATCAGTGGGTCGAAGCTCGTGATTGGGCTCCGAATCAATTTGGTTATCAAACTGGCTCGATGCCAACTGGACAAACTGGAGGATCAACTACGCAACCATTCTACGGTCCTTCTCCAATGCAACAGGGACTCGGAATATTGGGTTCCATCTATGGCATGTGGGGCGGTGGTGGTGGCGGCGGCGGAGGAAAATAGCAATGGCTGAAACAGCAGGTGCTGGTGGCAGCGGTAACTATATTAACGCACTGGCAGACCCCTATGGTGGTCTGACAGAAGAGCAAATGGAAGAACTGCGTCGGTTAGCCAGGAAGAGAACTGCGCTTCAAGCTGGACTGGGGATGCTGTCAGAAGGCTATTCGCCTTTTCCGCAGACCAAGTTCAGCATGATTGCTCCGCATCTCGCAACCGCGGCAGCGAACCATCCGTTCAATGAGCAACTGGAATCGTTGCGCATGCGGCGACAAGGAGCTGGTGCTGGTGGACAAATGGGTCAATCTGACATGGCACAGTTGCTCTCTGGTCAGCAACAGCCTGGGGCTCCTAGTGGGCCTATGACTGGCACCGTTAGCGAAGCTGACTTAATGCAGTTGCTTGCTGGCGCGCAACAGCAAGAAGAGGATCCGTGGGCTGCGTATATGCAGAGTCTGCTTCCGTGGTTCTTACAGGATCAAACACAGAATGGCATGGGCGTAGGCCTTGATTGGCCAGTGATGCCAGGGACATTCCCGGGACAGCGATAATGGTCGACTTATCTCCTGCACAACGAGCTTTATTCGCCGGCGCTTATAGCAATCAAGGCTATGGTGGCTACGATACGCGTGTTGATCAGACCAACCAGCAATTCGAGCAGGCCAGGCAAAGGCAGATGCTTATTGAGCAGATGTACGCTCAGCAACAAGCCGAGAAGCAGAAACAGAACGCGCTTCAACAGGCGATCGCCAAGTTTTCGCAGGGACAACTGGATCCGAATCAGTATCAGGCTCTACGAGCACTCGCAGCCATGAATCCTGAAGAGGCGTTGAAGCAATACGCTGCTGGCAACGATCCTATGCGCGGTTCACAGTTGATGGACGACGCCTCTATGATCGCAATACAGAATGGTGCCCGGCCAGAGAACGCGGCAGCAGCCGGCGCGGCTGATGTGAATCGTTGGCGTGCGCCAAGGCCATCTACTGTCATTAACACTGGTGGCGAGTTCGAGAAAACATCAGATCGTCTCGCCGCCGAGAGGCTTAACCAGTTCTACATCGATGACTTTACTGCTGGTCAGAAAGCAACTTCTACGCAGTATGACTTGGATCAGTTACA